TTCCTGAATACCGCGACGAGATGGAGCAGTTACTTACACAACTGCCCTTGGGTGGCTCACAGTTTTTAAAGTGGCGTTGGGACGAAGAACAAAAGCGTCCGTTGTGCGAATGGGTGCCGATTGATAACATTCTGTTACCATACGCATCAACCAACTTCTACACAGCGCAGCGTGTAACTGAAGTACAAGACATTACCGAAGATACATTCTTGCAGCGTGTTGAAGGTGGCATTTACATTGACATTGACAGTGCGTACACATCTGATGCGCCACTAAACGACCAAACTCAGTCAGAAAAAGCAAACAACAAAATTGAAGGCAAAGACATGCCTTCCAAAAACATTGACGGATTGCGTCGTGTTTATGAGATTACATGTTTTATGCGTCTGGATGAAGACGCAGAAACAGACGGCCAACGCGCCCCATACATTTTGATGATTGATGAGACCAGCAGCAAAGTGTTAGGTCTGTATCGTAACTGGGAAGCAAATGATGCAAAACTTGAAAAATTGGACTGGTACGTCGAGTTTAAGTTCATTCCTTGGCGTGGTGCCTATGCTATTGGGCTGCCTCATCTTATCGGCGGTTTATCAGCTGCTCTTACTGGTGCTCTCCGCGCTCTTCTTGATGCCGCGCATATTAACAATTCTCAAACTTTACTTAAGCTCAAAGGTGGAAGAATCGGTGGTCAGAGCGATAGGATTGAACCTACGCAAGTCGTCGAAATCGAGGGCGCACCGGGAGTAGACGATGTACGCAAGATTGCAATGGCTATGCCATTCAATCCACCATCCTCCGTATTGCTGGAGTTAATGGGATGGTTAACCAACGCAGCTAAAGGCGTAGTAACCACCGCAGAAGAAAAAATTGGCGACGCAAGTAGCGAAACACCAGTTGGTACAGTGCAGGCACTTATTGAGCAAGGCGCTAAGGTATTCTCTAGCATCCACGCGCGCATGCACCGCAGCCAAGCCAAATCGTTGGCAATTATTTCCCGTATCAATCACTGGTACTTGGGTGAAATGGACAACCAGTCCGGTGAAGAAATTCAAGTCCGTGACTTTGCATACAACAGCGATGTACGTCCAGTATCCGATCCTAATATTTTCTCTGAGACACAACGTTTGGCACAGAACCAAGCGCTGTTACAAATGGCTCAGAGCGCACCACCCAATATGTTTGACATTCGTGCGGTATACCGCCGAATCCTTGGACAACTTAAGGTTCCCGCAATTGATGAGGTTTTACCAAATCCGTTAGGTGCAAAAGAATCCAACCCAGCGTTGGAAAACGTGTCGATGACTATGGGTCGACCAGCAGCAGCGTACCCCGATCAAGATCACATCAGCCACATCAAGATCCATATGCAATATGCTATGGACCCTGCATATGGTGGGAACCCTGTAATTGGCCCATCGTTTGCACCCCATGCCTTAGAGCATATCAAACAACATTTAACACTACACTACCTGCAATCTATGCGTGGTTATGTGGCACAGGCTTCAGGCGGGCGCGATGTACTTGAGTTACACCAAGAAAAGCCATTAGATTTGGAATCACAACAAGCCTTGGCCTTGGCAGCTCAGTTGGTATCACAAGATGCACAGATGACAATGCAGCCGTTTGTTCAGCAGATCCAACAGTTGGCGCAAAAAGTACAACAAGCTCAACAGCAACAACGTCAAGTTCAAGCCGAGTCTGATCCAACCGCTCAGGTTATCCTCAAGACTCAAATGGCTGAAACCCAGCGCAAACAAGCTGAGTCCCAAGCTAGAATGCAGATTGAAACGTCTAAACACCAGCAAGATTACGAACTCAAAATTGCTGAGTTACAACGTCAAGTCTTGGATTTACAGGCTAAGTACGAAACTCAGGCAACTATTGACTCACAGAAGAACGCAACCCAGATTGCGTTGGCTGACATTAACAACTCTGCTAAAGAACGTGTGGCTTCAATCACAGCGGGCGCCAGTTTGGCCGCTGACCATCTTGCCATGCAGCGTGAGCAAAATGATTTGGCTATTCAGGCAACTAACGAAGCCGAACGTAGTATCCGTGACCATGGCATTGAGATAGAAAAACAACGTTTTGCACACGAAACCCAAATGGCCCAAAAACAAGCTGACGCTATGTTGGCACAACAACAATCTGCAGTAGATGCACAAAACCAAGCGGCATTACAAGAGCAACAAGCAAGTTTACAACCACCCACACCCCCAACAGGAGCAACAAATGTCTGATGAGAATTTAAAAGGTTTTCGCCAAGTTTACCAAGAAACTGGCCATGTAGGTTACGGCGGCGGTCCTGGTGAAAAAAGCCTTGACAAAGGCCCATCCGGCAGCCATCGTGATAACAACTGGAAAAAAGGCGCTGCCCAAAACAAAATGGCCAAAGCATCTAAAGTTGGCCCAGATAAAAACCTCAAAGATATTGGCGGCGGCAATTTTTATTGATTTTAGGGCGGATTCCTTCATAACCTTGCATTAGTAAAATTATGAAGGACTTTATATCTGAAATTATTTCGCGTACGCGAGACGAACAAGCAAAACTGGCAATTACTCTTACAGCCGGCATTAATGTTAATTCTTTTGATGATTACCAGCGTTTAGTTGGTAGATTTGAAGGGTTTAGAGAAGTTCTGGACATCATTGATGAAATTTTAAGAGAAGACGACGAAGACGAATCGTAAGATTTAAGAAAGGAGATGCCGCATGGCATTTGATTTATCACAAAAGGAAGACCCAGATCTTCGTTCGGAAGCCGAGTGTTTTCCAGACATCGATCCAGGTATTGAAGTGGCCGGAGACCGTGTTTTAGTGCAGTTAAGACGGGAGAAGGACAAAAGCAAGGGTGGAATCATTTTAGTTGACGAGACCCGACAGACGTTACGTTTCAATGAGACTGTAGCTAAAGTACGCCAGATTGGCCCACTAGCATATAAGTCGCCAGATACCTTAGAGCCTTGGATTGAAGGCCCTTGGTGTAAAGAAGGTGATTTAGTTAGAACCATCAAGTACGGCGGTGACCGTTTTGTTGTAAGCCCAAATGATGATGGCTCCCCCGTGGTGTTTATTACCATCCAGGCACGTGAAATCATTTCTCGCATTAAGTCATTTGACCATGCGCAGAAGATGAAAGCGTTTGTAGACTAATTTTGAAAGAAAATTATGGCAGATAATGAAAAAGATATTCCCGTCAAAGAACAAACTGACGGCAGCGCACTGGTAGCGTATGAAATAGAACCAGATCCTCTTGCTGATGCTGAAGAAGAGCCTAAAAAAGAAGTAAAGGCTGAGGAATCAGAAGAACCTGATGAAGATCAAGAAGATTCTTCAAATGAGCAAGATGAAGACGAAACAGACGAAGACCGGGAACGGATTCGTGAGGCACGCAGAGAAGAGCGTAGACTCAAAAAAGAATTAAACAAACAACGAGACGCAACAGCTCGTAACAAGATTAGCGCACTTGAGCGCCGCAACGCTGAGTTGGCCGAACGTTTGGCCAAAGTAGAAAACGCAGCAGCATCATATCAGTTTGCACAACTAGATAAGTCCATCGAAGATGAGGCTACCAGGGTTGAGTATGCAAAAATGAAAATGTTGCAAGCCGCGCAATCTGGCGATGCAGCAGGTCAAGTTGAGTTTTTAGAGCAGTTAACAGACGCTAAAGAGCGTTTGAAACAAGCTCAGTATTACAAAAAACAACAGCTCGAGCAGGCAAAAGCCCCTAGGCAAAACGTACCAAACGAAATTAGCACTGAAGTACAGCAAAATGCAACTCAGTGGTTAAAGAAAAACTCTTGGTACGATCCGCAGGCTCGGGACACAGATAGTAGAATTGCCAAGGTAATTGATCAAGAACTCGCAGCAGATGGTTGGGATCCAAGTGATTCCGAGTACTGGGAAGAGTTAGACAATCGTTTATCGGCACGTTTACCACACCGCTATACTTCAAAGGGCGGTCAACAAACTCGTCGTGCAGGCCCAACGGCCTCTAGCCGAGTTGCAAATACAACCAGCGCAAAACCTGGAACTATCACGTTAAGTCGTGAGCGTGTACAGGCAATTAAAGACTCTGGTTCGTGGGACGATGTTGAGAAACGAAATAAAATGATCCGCGCATACGCACAGTATGATCGCGCTAACAAAGGATAATTATCATGGCAAATACAAGAATCAAACGCGACTTAGAAGATCGTTTAATCGATCGAGTCGAAGAAGTTAAAGACCGGATGGCAGCAGAAGATCCAAATATGAAATCAAAGCGCGAACGTGCAGAGGCGTTCAGAGATAAATGGCAAAATAGCGCGTTGCCAGATATTCCAGGGGGAACAATTCCTGGATTCCATTTGTGCTGGTTATCCACCACAAATAATTATGACAGTATCGACAAACGTATGGCGTTGGGTTATGAGCCAGTGAAAGCCGCCGAATTAGGAAAAGGCTTTGAAGCACTAGGTAAAATGAGCTCGGGCAAGTTTGAAGGCTGTGTTAGTTGTAACGAGATGGTTCTCTTTAAGTTACCAGAAGAAATTTATCAAGAAGTGATGCGCATGCTGCACCTCGAGGATCCCCTTGAGCATCAGCGAAATATTACCGCAAACGTTCGGAGCAATGCTCAAGACGGAAAAGGTGGCAGATCAATTCTTGAAGGTGGCATTTTGGAAATGGAAAAAGAGACCGCAAAAGCAAATAGTAATATTCGCTTCCAATAACATTCTTCAAAAATTAACAAAGGAAAACTATAAATGTCCGCAACATTTAAACCCTTTGGTCTGAAGCCTGTGTACCACCCAAGTGGTCTCGATCGTGCTGTTCCATTTGTTGGAACCAACACTTTCGTCACTGGTAGTACATTTACAGCTCCTTACTCTTTAGGTTCTGGTGAAACTTTTTACCAGTACCAACCAGTAAGCCTTACCGCTTCGGGTCAATTAACCATTGCAAACCAAACCGCTGCCTCTGGCACCGTATACGGCGTATTTGACGGTGTAGAATATACAACCGCAGAAGGTCGTCGTACCGTTGGCAAGTCGGCATCTAAAGTAACTTTAGACGCAGCTACTCAGATCGTATTCTGGATCTTCGCAGACCCAGCCATTGTTTATGAGGCTCAAGTAAATGGTTCAGCTTCTACCGGTTCTATCGGTCGTCAGTACAACTTTGATACAACCGCTGGTTCGCTTGTAACCTCCGGCTATACCATTGGTACAGGCGGCGCTGGCTTCTCCACCACAGCATTGTTGGCAACTCCTGTTGCTACCACTGTTCAAGGACAAGTTCGCGTAGTAGGTCTAGGCCGTGAAGTAGCTTATCCAACAGGCGAGTTAAACGCTTGGGGTGACGCATTCACGATTGTTCAGGTCCAAATCGCTAACAACACGTTTGTAGCGCCTAAGGTCTCGATTTAATTAATAACGAAAGGAACTAAACATGGCAACCCCAATGCGTAGTACAGACTTTCGTGCGGTAGTCGAGCCGATTATCAACGAAGTCTTTGATGGCGTTTATGAACAACGCGCTGACGAGTGGAAGGGATTTGTAGAACAG